CAAATATTCACCAGCGGCTCCGCAAGAACTATCTCACCAATAATTCAAGAAAATCTTCACGACTTCAGAAGCGGAATTGAAAAATGTCGCCGATGGAAGAAAAGGAAGAAAACGCAGAAAGTGAAGAAATGAGCCAGTGCCTTTCCATACCCGGTATCATGAATGTGTACTACCTTCGCAGTGCATATCTTTCGTGTGATGTCACCTTCAGGGCAGAGGCAGGGGTGCCAGTCAAGACCCAACAGCAGCCCATCATGGTTCACCTGAAGGGCGAGGCAGTCTGTGAGGTTGAATCGCAGTTCGACAACAACAGCCAACTGGAAAAGGCCAAGCTGACCTTCACCACGCTTGACGACGTGCCGCTGTACCATCACATTGCCTTTGTCATACGAACCGTGCAGGGAGAATACTTCGTTATCGGGGCCAGGGAGCAGCCATACCCGACCGTCAAGGTCACACGCACGACTGGCTCGCCTGATGGCGATGCAGCCGCCAGAAAGTACGAGGTTTCCTTCACCGCAAGGAAAGCACTCGCAGCTTTGAGCGTATGATCTTCCGCACTCCCTGACCCAACCAAGCAGCGAAGAGACGGCCATTTCAGTACCAAGTGACTGAATGGCCGTCTTTTCGCCGCTTTTTTATAAGATGTACCTTTGCTGTCACAAACGTAACCGTTTATGGCAACAAAAAACACAAACTACCAACTCCACCTGAAGGGCTTCGTCGGAGGATATGACTTCGACGCCGACTATGTGGACTACATTCTTGCCAAGAACAGCGGCAAGGAAGTACACGTATTGATTGACTCCCTCGGTGGCAAGTCAAACACCGCCCTCTCAATCTTCTCTGCCTTCAAGCGCCACGGCAACGTGAACGTGCATTTCGTGGGCATGAACGCCAGTGCCGCCACCATCGCCTCGCTCGGTGCCAGGCACATTACCATGGACTCGTCGGCCATGTACCTGGTCCACAAGTGCAGCATCGGCTTCTTCGAGTGGGGACAGTTGAACAGCGACGGGCTTCAGGCACTCATTGACAATATTGAGCACCAGAAGGCCGACCTTGACAAGCTGGATGCGAACATCGCACAGATGTATGCCACCCGCTGCCATAAGGAGGCAAGCGAGCTGCTTGACCTGATGAAGGCCGGGGGCTGGCTGACAGCACAGGAGGCTCTTGCATGGGGCTTCGTGGACGAGCTGACAGACTACGAGGACGAGACAGCCCCCGTACTGACTGATGCCGTCGCAATGGCGATGGCTGATGCCGGAATCCCCATTCCCAGCAATTTTGTGAAAGCTCCTACTGTTGAGCAGTCGGCCATCGCACGCTTCTTCAACTCCCTCGCCTCGTTCTTCACAGGAGCGCAGCGTCACCAAATCACAAACGACCAAACGACTAATTCACCAAACAACCAAACTCCAATGAAAAAGATTTTCACTTCCATTTGCGCCATCCTTGCCTGTGAGCACCTTCTCAGCAACGATGGCAAGGTAACGCTTGATGACGGACAGCTCGAACAGGTCGAGACCGCCATCACAACCGACAAGCAGACCATCTCGCAGCTCCAGGCACAGATGCAGACGCTGACTGCCGAGAAACAGACGCTGACTACCGAGAAGCAGCAGTTAGAGGCCGACAAACAGAGCCTGTCGGCAAGTGTGCTGCAGCTGACTACCGAGATTACCGCCCTGAAACAGAAGCCCGGCGACACCACAGCCCATGTGGTCACGCCGCAGCAGACACCGCAGGGCGAGAAGTCCGAGGCACAGCAGTACTTCGAGACACGCGCAAACGCAAAGGCCCTGTTTGACATGGTTCCCTAATCTTTCACCCTCAATGTTCAATCTTCAATTTTCAATCTGAAACAATGGCTGGAAAACTTCAATTCACACTCCAGGAGTATCAGGAAGCCGCCCACAAGTGGCGAAAGGATCTCCTCATGCTACCCATCATCGGCATACAGGAAACACTACAGTACATGACTGGCCGACCGGGCATCCGCTATAAGGAAAGCGTAGCCGCCATGAGCGGTAACGCGCAGTTCGCTCCGTACAAGCCCGCACGCCGTTCTAACTTCAATCTCGACCTGGACTTCCGAACACTCGAGACGTTCTTCGGTTCGGTGGTCGCACAGTTCGAGCCTAACAGCGCCATCAGCACCCTTCTCGGTGCCATCGGCGACACGAAGGGCGACGGGCAGATACAGACACCGACGGCAAAGCATGTGCTGGCACTGATTGCCAAGTCGCTGTCCGAGACCCTGAACAACGCAATCTGGGCTGGTGTGCGCAACCCCAACGGCGACACCACCCTTGACCTCTTCGACGGCTTCGACACTATCACCAGTGCCGAGATTACTGCCGGAAAGATTGCCGCCTCAGAGGGCAACTACATGAAGCTGGACGAGGCCATCACCACCGCCAACGCGGTTGATGTGGCCAAGTCGGTGCTGTTCTCGCTTGACCCGCACCTCCGCGCACAGACTTGCTACATGTTCTGCTCGCAGGACTTCGCAGACAAGTACAACGAGGCCTACCTTCTCACACACGCCGGGATCAACTACAACACGCAGTACCAGCAGACTTCCGTGGAAGGCTCCAACGGCAAGCTGATACTCTGCCCGCTGGCGAACAAGGCCGATTCAAAGTTCTTCCATGTGTCGCCGAAAATCAACATGCTCGTCGGCTACGACCAGATGGGCGACACGGAGAACGTCATGGTCAAGGAATACGAGCCGTTCATCCTCTCCTATATCGCCACCATGTTCTTCGGCGTGCAGTTCGAGTCCATAGACAAGCGCCGCCTGAAGGTCGTCGAGCTGGCAACAGCAGCCGCCGGAGGTGGCGGGCAGCAGGGAGGTTAACAGTACATTGCAACTCTACTGAAATAGTTTTTTCATACGTTAGATTCGACGGGAGCCGGAACCTGTGAAGGCTCTGGCTCCAATTCTTTCAAACCGAAAATTGTAAATCCGTAAATCGAAATATGACCTATGCCTGATTGCTCATCTATCCAAAAGTCACTTGCATGGTGCCAGGGTAAGCCTCAGTATGCGGGAATACGCCGCAGGCTCTACTTCACCGCCAGAGCCAACATCCTTGTATGGCCGACACTGCCGAAGGACAGCATGGGACGCCCGATGTCCGCCGTCTATGATGGGGAGTTCGTGCTGGCCGCAAACAAGGAATGGCTCTACATAGACATACTGCCTGACAAGTCGCAGCTGACATCGGAGGCGCAGGGCGAGTACCCCGCGCAGTCGCAGTTGAACAAGCTTGTAGCCGTACACCCCGGCATTGAGGCCGATGCAGCTGCTGCAGCCGCATGGTTCAACAACAACGAGACAGTGTTCATGGTAGAGGACTTGAACGGGAACGTCCGTGTCGTAGGCAACAAGGACTACCCCATAAAGGTGACTGTCTCACAGGACACGGGACAGGGCATCACTGGCTCCGCAAGTACCACCATCACCGTCGAGGCAAGCGATGACGTGCCGGCCCCGTTCTACCACTACTCCGGCCTGTTCGTCACGGGCGACGGAACAGCGGCCATGTATGCCACGGAGGCCACGCCTGAGACATTCACACAGATTTAGCCTGTAACTCTCAATTCCTACTCGCAAAGCGAAAACTCTTAATTCTAAACTCTTAATTCTAAATTCATAAAATCATGCCTGATTGCTCTTCAGTACAAAGGTCGCTCGCATGGTGTCAGGGCAAGCCTGAGCTGCCCGGCGTGAAGCGGCGCATCTACTACATCTCCAAGTATGACATCGTTTCGTGGCCCACGCTGGCACACGACACCAACGGTCGCCTTTCGACGGCCAAGTACAGCGGTAACTTCACGCTCCGCGCCGATGCCAAGTGGCACTACATCGACATCATCCCCGACAAGTCGCAGCTGACTTCGGAGGCGCAGGGCGAATACCCCTCGCAGACCCAGCTGAACAAGCTCGTAGCCGTTCACCCGGGAGTCGATGCCGATGCCTCTGCCGCAGCTGCCTACCTCAATAACAACGACAATGTATTCATAGTCGAGGACATGAGGGGGGCGCGTCGCGTCGTCGGCTCAGAGAAGTGGCAGACAAAAACAACTGTTGCCCAGGATCTCGGACAGGGTGCCTCCGGCACGGCCAGCACCACCATCAACGTGGAAGCCTCCGACGAGTGCCCCGCTCCTTTCTACACGGGAACGATTGCCACAGAGGACGGCACGCTGCCCGGCGTCGATGCCTGATAGCCCATGGACGGACGTAACGCCCTTGACCTCGGCGAAGTCCTGAAGGACATTGCACCGCCTGACCTCTCCCTTGCCGTGGGCGAGTTGAAAGCCGCCCATGGCAGGGAGAACGGACGGCCAAAAGGCCAGGACCTTTTCGCCGAGAAGAAGCGCAAGGGCTGGGACAAGACCGTAGAAGCCCGGTGTGACTTCACGACGAAGCCGTATCTACGCCACCGCGCAGGGCTGTACTTCATCGCCCTGTGGCAGAAGTCGGTCTACGGGCGAACCCTGACCGACATCAAGGGCGACGATGCAATGGTGCCGTTCTTCGCCGACAATATGGCAAGGCTCATTGGCGAACTGCTCGGCCCTGATCTGGGCAAAGGCGGCTGGTGCATCATCACCTCGCCAAAGCGCAGACACATGGTGAAAAACTTCGCCACACGTATCTCGGAGGGGATTGCAGAACGTCTGCGAATCCCCTTCTATGAAGATGTATGCAGCTGCCATACACGACAGCGCATGAACGCAGTCTTCACGGTCAACTATGTTCCCAAGGAACAGAATATCATTTGCTTCGATGATTTTGTGACCACTGGCAATACGTTAAAGTCGATGAAAGTTGCACTTGAAGATTTTAAAAAGAATATACTGTATTTCAGCGGAATAAACAATAAGTTATAGTAATACATTAACGCCATTTATTATGAAACAAGACCCTCAATTTACCGCCCATCTTCAGGAGTGGTTGAACACGCCCGACGAACAGAAGGACTGGAACGAAGGTGCCATCCTCTTGCTCCAGCTGTCGGGCAACAAGATTATGTACCATAACATTTCGGTCAACCCGAAAGGCAAGGCCGAGTTCATCAAGGGGCAGCTCCAGAAGTACCTCAATTTCCGCCTCCAGCAGCTCACGCATGAGCAGGTGGAGGAGATGCAAGCCAAGGTGGAGTCCATTGTGAAAAAGGTCATCAAACCGGACAGTGCAGTAAACGGCAAGTCGGAGGAGTTTGCCGACTTCAAGGCTGGCAAACGTGCCGACCACGATTCACTGCCGGACGAAATCAAGGTGCTCTATGCAGAGAACCTGGACATCGTGCACCGTATGCGCGAGCTGCATCTGAAGCTGCGCTCGCTGAGCCTTGCCGATGCCACTTGCCCGGACAGCGAGCGCTACCCCTTCCTGAAGGAAATCATTGCGCTTGACAAGAAGCTGCATGAGAACTGGGATGCTTACGACCACTATGTTGCTGGCGCAACAGTTACTGTAGGCGACGGCTCCGCCGCAGCTCCCACAGAAGAGCCAACCGACACGGCTTTAGGAAAAGCCGAGACGGTTGCCCCAGTTTCAACCGACTCGCCAGCTGAAGCAGACGAGACGGTTGAAGTGCCTGCGCCTGAAGCTACGGCCAAGAAAAACACTCGCAAGGCATCGTCTAAGAAAGCCGCCGACAAGAAAGCATGAAGCGCACCGCATCAATGGCCGACGTGCTGAAGCCACTCTCAGAGTGTGCTTCACAAGCCTACCTCTCCAATGCCGTTCAGGTCGCAGACCTTCTCGAATGGATATTGGAACAGGTAGGCACGGCCAAAGTGTGGCAGACTTCATTCTCCATCTCCGAGGAGTTTCTGCGACGGCTATTCTTCATTGAGAAGTCGGGCCGCGTCAGTGAGTTTAACCTGGTTCTTGACCATAAGGCCACGAACAAGACGCTGAAGCTCTGGTCGTTCATGACACAGGTCATACAGCGTACCTTCCTCACTGACAACCACTCCAAGATTCTGCTGGTGCTGGCCGAGACGGGGCAAGCCGTCTCGGTCATCACGTCGCAGAACCTGACCCGTGGCAATCGCCACGAATCGGCGTTTGTCTCAACGGACAGAGCCATATTCGACACGCTCCATGCCCAGGTGACTGACCTCATAGATAACCATTCAGTGCCTCTCTACGACTTATTCCAGCAGCGCATCAATGAATCTTGAATATACAAATGAAGTTTTAGAACAGATTGAACAATATGCTTCAATCTATCTGAAAATAAGCGACATGGCCGTCATACTTGACGTGCCAGCCGAACAGTTGCGTGAGGACATTGCCGACCGCTCTACTGAAGTCAGTAAGAGATACCATAAAGGCAAAGCTTCCTCCAAGGTGAAGCTGCTGCATCAGGAAATGCAACTTGCCTACGTCGGCAGTCCCCTCGCACTGGAGAATGCGCAGCGCAATCTCATGGACATGGAAGATGACGAGTAAGCAATGCCACTGCCAAGCATCATAGATATCGCCCGTGCCGACCTCTACACCTCCAAGGAGGAGTTAGAGGCAAAGAACTATGCTGTCACGCAAATAGAGCACATCCTGCGTTTGCGCGACATGGTGACGTGGTGCATCGCCAACCCCGACGCGAAAGACCGCCAGTTTGTCGAGGAAATCATGCAGCGGTACACCATTTCCAAGGTAACGGCATACGCTGACCTGAAGATTGTCAAGTCCTTGCTGCCCAATCTCTCTGAGGCCACCCGCGACTACCACCGCTGGCGGTATAACGAGATGATACTGGAAACGTATCAGATGGCCAAGAAGCGCAAGGACACGAAGACAATGGAGAAAGCGGCCACCTCGTATGCGAAGTACAACCGCATCGATGTGGAGGATGAGACAGCCGTGCCGTATCACATGATTGTCGTGCAGCCGTTCTTTCCCACAACCGACCCGCGAGTGGTGGGCATCAATCCCGTGCCGAATATCGAAGAGCGCATCAAGAAACTCACCAAGGAGCTTGGTGTGTCGCATCCTGATACGCTCAATATCGAATATGAGTCTGCCGACATGAACTTTGAGGAGATTTTCGACGAGCCTAAAAATGATCCAGAAGCCTGAGCATATTGCAGAATGGGACATCGAGGCGAAGCTCCATGAGAAGCGAGTCTATTTCAACAAGCCCCAGCTCCTGGCACAGTACATCGGTGCCAAGACAACGGTGATTGTGGCCGGGCGACGCACGGGTAAGACGGACTCCATAGCATCACCCTTTGTGCTGCGCAACATGCAACGTATGCCGGGCAGTACAGGCGGCATCGTGGTACCGACGTTCAAGCATGGCCTGACCAACACCATCCCCGGCCTGTTGGCCGCATGGAAAAGGTGGGGCTACATCAACGGCATCCATTATGTCGTTGGGCGCAAACCGCCCAAGTCGTTTGCAAAGCCCATCACTGAGCCTGCCGACTATGAGCATGTCATTACGTTCTACAATGGCTCAGTGGCCATCATCATCAGTCAGGACAGGCCTGGCTCCAGCAACTCTCTTACGCTGTCGTGGCTTCTTATTGACGAAGCCAAGTTCATTGACTACAACAAACTGAAGGACGAGACGCTGCCCGCCAACGGCGGCATTCGCTCGTACTTCGGGCATCACTCGTTCAATCACTCCATGATGGTGCTGTCCGACATGCCCCAGACACAAAAAGGGTCATGGTTCCTGCACTACCGCGAGAAGATGGATCCTGAATTGATAGAGACAATTCAAGGCACAATCTTCAAGATTTGGCAGACCAAGCAGCACATCGCCGAACTGAAGGAGCAGCACAAGCCTGTTCCTGAATACCTTCGCGGCTATCTGAAATGGCTCGACCAGTCGCTCAATAAGATGCGCTCCGTGGCCGTGTACTATAAGGAGTACAGCACCATTGAGAACTTGCAGCTACTCGGCGAAGAATACTTGCGGCAAATGAAACGCGACTTGACACCGAAGACGTTTCAGACTTCTATCCTATGTCAGCGCATCGGCATCACACACGACGGCTTCTATTCGTCTATGCAGGAGTACCACAAGTATGATGCTTCCAACTTCGCCTACCTCGATGAGTTGGGCTATGACCGAATCCTGAAGGAAACAAGCCAGCAGAACTACGACATCAAGGCAGCGTCGCAGTTCAGCACCATTGGCGGCTGTCTTGACAGCAGGGCCGACGAGGACATCAACCCTCTGGCCCCTATTTGCATTGGCATGGACTACAA